CAATCAAATATAATACAGGACAGTTTTATGACCCCCTTTTTCCCGCCAAAAAATTCAAATTTCGCGCCATTTTTAACGGTCGGGGGCCGGAAGTCCCACCCCCGAAAGGGCGAAGGTCGGGACAGCGTGGAGGGCGCCATTTTGGGGGCGGGCAGATGATCTCACCCACCGCGGACTTTGAGCGGGAGTTTTTGACCATAAAGTGGTGAATTGGCCTCTTATCGGTGAACTTTCGCCCCGAATAGTGTACACTTCAGCACTACGTCAGCGGGCGGATTTTATTGACATTGGGTTAATTATTCCTCGAAAGGGGCCAGAGTCCGCGCCAGCGTGGAGAAAGGGGAGGAGAGAATGGGGTATATAGTCAGTTCTCTCTCCCCGAGAGGCCACTCTTGGGTGAGTTCGAGAAGGGGTTTCTCTGCCGCTCCGTGCCGCATCGCTGACCCTCCCCCTACCTGTTAAGATGAAGAAGATCGAGCTGGTGCTGGATGACAGCGTTCTCAACCTGGCTGACGTCCTTTTGGGGCAAGACCACCCGGAGGAGGAGCCTCAGGAGCTGTCAATCTTCAGTGGTGAGGACCCCCCGACCCTCCACGACCTTTTTGATGTGGTCCTGGGCGGAGACCACCCCGATTACTCTCCCGATGTGAACCTGATTTTTCCCACCGCGGAGCTGGAACAGGCTGAGGCTGAAAATGAAGAAGAAGTTCGCTGCGAGACACCTGTTGTGCAGGTAGATCTGGAATGCAATGAGAGTATGATTTCTACTACTCCTGAGGGGTCGGTGGGCTCTCCGGAAAGGGAGGAGCCAGAAGAGGGACCCTCTTCCCGTTGGGGACCCCTGGAACCCGGAGAATCCCCCCGCCCGTGCCGCGACTGTACTTACCACCGTGTGGAGAGCGGGGATCCATCTCTGAAGTGTGGCTTGTGCTACATGAAGGATACTTACTACCAGGTTTACAGTAAGTAGAGATTTTAAATGTCTTTATGTCTTCTTTGTGGTTGAGAGAAAGTTCTGTGTTTCTAAGTGGTTTTTCTATGAATTTTCTCAGGTCCTGTTTCTCCTGCCACTCCGCTGACCACAGAGGAGGATGTGGTTAATGATCAACCAGAGGAGGTGGTGACCTCTGCTCCTTCTAGCCCGGTTGCCGAGGAAACCGGGCGCGGTGCCAGGCGTCGCCCTGCTGAGGCAGCTGAACCTTTGGACCTCAGTTTGCCTAAGAGGCGTCGTCAGCAGTAATTGCCCTGCATGTCACCCCATGACTCATACCATACCAGTGTTATAAAAAGACAGTCTTAGAGACTCAGAGCACAGAGTTCTTGGAAACTCTTGGAAGAACATCAGCTCCTCTGGGACTTACAAACAATTCTCTGGGACTGCTCAGATGGACTACCTCAAGTTTTTATCCAACTATGCTGTGCTGAAGAGGATTGTTCGGGACTCTAGTGAGAGGACTGGACCTTGGAGGCGATATTTCTTTTGTGGACCTTTAGTTAACTTTGTGCATAAGATCAAGCTAGACCACAAAGAAGAATTTGAGCAGTGCTTGGATGCTGAGGGAATATTTTTGGATCGTTTGCGCAGTGGTGATCTTTCTGTATACAATACTCAAGTTGTATTACATCTGCATTTGGAAAATCCTGGGCGCGTGGCTGCTAGCATTGCCTTTGTAGCTTGGCTTCTTGATCAGTGGGATTTACAAAATCAATTTTCTCCTGATTTCTCTCTGGACGCGCTTTGTATTCCACTATGGAAACTAATCAGGGCGGAGGTATGCAACCGGGATCTGAGTGCAGCGGCTCGGGTGTTTCAGGAGGAGCTGGAGCGGGAGGGCTTGATAGATCCCCCGGAGACACTAGCGGAGGAGAGTCCCGAGAGGGCGGACAACGAGGAGGGGGACTTGCATCTAGCGGAGCCAGCTGTAGTTCAGGAGACGGGGAGCGAGGAGGAGGACGAGGAGATGCCTCCCCTGGAGGAGAGCGAGGAGGAGAGCGAGAGCTTGGGGGAGGAGGAGTTGGAGGAAGTGGAGACGGAGGGGGACAGCGAGCTGGAAGTAGTTTTTGCCTCCGAGAACGATGTTCTGAGTCCGACCCCGGACCTGTTGAGGCAGGGTGCAGCTTCTGGTCTGAGCAGCAGCAGCGAGGAGGTGTGTTTCAGCCCATTGAGCGGGGTGGCTCCACTGGCCTCTTCGGACAGCTCTTGTTCAGAGCCAGAAGAAGAAGAGAGGGTCGTGCCTCCGAACGGGGGGCGCGCCATCCGGGTCAGCGTGATCGTTCACGCTCCCGCTCAAGGGACCGGAGGGGCTCAGGGACAGAGCTTGTCAGGTGGGAGGATGTAATGCATCAGTATGCTCAGGGTGATTCTATGTTTAGTGAGCAATATAGTTTTGAGCAAATAATCACTTATCCAATGAAACCTGAAGATGATTGGAGTGAAATGTTTAAGAGACATGCTAAAGTGAGTCTGAATGCTAATAAAGTGTATACTTTGAAAAATAAAATTGATTGTGAGGGTCCTGTGTATGTGATTGGGAATGGGGCTAAGGTGATAGTGGAGGGTGAGTTAGATTGTGTGATTCAGGTTCACCCTAAGAACCCGGGACCCTCGGTGACTAACATGTGGGGGGTGGTTTTCACCAATGTGCAGTTTGAGAGGGGGACTAGCTTTACAGGGACCCTCGCTAGGTGTCACTCTTTCACTGTGTTTCATGGCTGTAGCTTTTCTGGCTTTGTAAGTACTGTCTTGCAACTGCTGGCGGGTGGAGAAGTCAAGGGCTGCTGCTTCATGGCCAATTATAGATGTGTGCTGAATGAGAGTAGGAATGTAGTGCTGGTGAAGAGCTGCACTTTTGATAAATGCATACTTGGAGTCATCGGCCGGGGCCCCTGCAATGTCATCTACACTGCCTTCAGAGAAACCTACTGCGCAGCCCTCTTCCAAGTTCATGGACGCTTTAGATTCAATACTGTGGTGGATCCCACCGCCCTGGCCGACCGGTCCAACTTGCTTATGGGCTCCTGCGCCGAAGGGAACATGACTGCCTTGTGTGCGGTGCACATCGTGGGGAACTTTGCTTCTCGCTATGTGGAGATGAGCCATTGTCAGTTTTTGAGAGCTGATGTGTATGTGGGTTGCCGCAGCGGGGTCTGGACTTGCCCCCAGAGCAGCTTCAACTTCTCGCGGATCTATGTGACTGCGGAGAGCCAGAGCAGGATCAGCATGACCGGGACTTACACTTGTTCCCTGAGGATCATGAAGATGTATCGTCCCGACATTGAGTCTTACCGGGGTCGCCTGTGTGAGTGTGGAGCCATGCATGGCTACTATCCTATGATGCTGGTGGATGTGACCCAGGATTTGCTGTTGAACCCCTGCCTGCATTCGGTGGACAGCTTGGATTACAGCAGTGATGAGGAGGATCAGGTGGGTCTGGGGTCCGTGTGGGCGTGTCTGGGGGTGTGGTCACGTGAGAGTATATAAGGGTCTGACGGGTGGTCTTTTGCTATGTTTCAGTGATCCCCTCGCGCTGAGAAGATGGCTACTTCTACCAACAAGGAGAAGGGCACCATCAACACTGCATTTCTGACCTGCAAGCTGCCTGCCTGGGCCGGAGTGAGACAAGACATCGTGGGCTCTGACATCCACGGGAACCCGGTGAGGCCCACCAACTTCACGACCACCTCGACCAGCAGATACGTGGCACCCGCGGCGACCACCGCTTCGGAGACCACCCTGCCACCCCCCGTGGCTGCTTCTGCCTATTCCACCCACCATGTGGACCTGGTGCAGAGCACTGCCGCCACCCTCCTGCAGCTCACCAGCAAGATCGACACCCTGGCTGAAAAAGTGTCCCAGCTGGAGCAGACCCTGGCAGTGGTGTACGCGTCTCTGGCAGAGCCTGAAGCGATGGATGAAGATGAAGAAGTCTAAAGCCCCCACTGATTATGAATCATTCAATCACATTCTGTTTGATTAAATTTCAATAAAATTTATTTTCTTTTGGCATGATAATAACGAGTCCAGCGTTGTCTGTCAGTAATGATTCTGTGGATTTTTTCCAAGATTTGGTAGAGGAGGGTCTGGACATTGAGGTACATGGGCATGAGACCCTCCTGGGGGTGGAGATACATCCATTGCATACTATCATTCTCGGGGCAGGTGTTGTAGATGATCCAGTCATAGTGGGAGTTTTGGGAGTAGTAGTTAAAGATATCTTTCAAGAGGAGGGAGATGGCAAGGGGGAGACCCTTGGTGTAAGTGTTAACAAAGCGGGTGAGCTGGGTGGGTTGCATGCGGGGGCTGATGAGGTGGAGTTTGGCCTGGATTTTGAGGTTGGAGATGTTGCCTCCCTGGTCTTTGCGGGGGTTCATATTATGCAAGACCACCATGACACAGTAGCCAGTACACTTGGGAAACTTGTCATGCAACTTGGAGGGGAAGGCATGGAAGAATTTAGCCACCCCCTTGTGCCTGCCCAGCTCTTCCATGCACTCATCCATGATAATGGCAATGGGCCCCTTGGAGGCAGCTTGGGCAAAGACATTCTGGGGGTGGGTGACATCATAATTATAGTCTTGCAAGAGCTCATCATAGGACATTTTTACAAATTTGGGCATGAGGGTCCCGCTCTGGGGGACGATGGTGTCATCGGGCCCGGGTTGGTAGTTTCCCTCACAGATCTGGGTCTCCCAAGACATGATCTCTTGAGGGGGGATCATGTCCACCTGGGGGGCGATAAAGAAGACGGTCTCGGGGGCGGGTGTGATGAGGTGGGCAGACATGAGGTTGCGAAGCAACTGGGACTTGCCCGAGCCGGTGGGCCCGTAGATGACCCCGATGACGGGCTGGGTGTTATAATTGAGGGATTTGCAAGTACCCGCATCGGTGAGAAAGGGGGCTGCGCTGTTGAGGGTCTCACGAATCTTTTTATTTTCACTGACTAAATCATGCAAGAGGTTGTCCCCACCCAGGGAGAGGAGTTCTTGGAGGGAGGAGAAGCATTTGAGGGGCTTGAGCCCCTCGGAGAAAGGCATCTTTTTGAGGGATTCATGCAAGACCTGGAGGCGTTCCCAGAGTTCGGTTACATGTCCCAGGGCAATTGGATCCAGCAGACCTCGCGATTTCTTGGGTTGGGGGCGCTGTTGCTGTAGGGGACCAGGCGATGGTGGTCGTCGAGCAGGTTCATGGTCTGATCCTTCCAGGGGCGCAGGGTCCTCTTCAGGGTGGTCTCCGTCACGGTGAAGGGTTGCACGTGACTTTGCGCGCTTGCGAGGGTGCGCTTGAGACTCATCCGGCTGGTGCTGAACCGGTCGCTTCCCTGCTGAGCATCGGCATAGTAGCAAGATTTGAGCAGGTCGTAGGAGAGGGTGGTGGTGGCGTGGCCCTTGGCGCGCAGCTTGCCCTTGCCCACCTTCTTGCAAACGGTACAGCAGGTATCCTTGAGGGCATAGAGCTTGGGGGCGAGGAAGACGGACTCGGAGGCGTAGGCATCAGCCCCGCAGAAGGAGCATTGGGTCTCGCACTCGACGAGCCAGGTGAGGTCGGGGTGGTCGGGGTCAAAGACCAGGCGGCCGCCATTTTTTTTGATGCGGTGCTTACCTTGCGTCTCCATGAGGTAGCGTCCGCGTTCGGTGACGAAGAGGCTGTCGGTGTCTCCGTAGACAGATTTGAGGGCGCGCTGGGCGAGTGGCACGCCGCGGTCCTCCTCGTACAAGAATCCGGCCCACTCTGAGACGAAGGCCCGCGTCCAGGCCAAGACAAAGGAGGCGATCTGCGAGGGGTAGCGGTCATTGGTGATGAGGGGCGAGTTTTTCTCGAGGGTATGCAAGCAGTAGTCCCCGTCCTCGACATCCAGGAAGGTGATTGGCTTGTAGGTGTAGGTCACGTGACCCGAGTCTGGGGTCTCCCCGGCCGGGGGGGTATAAAAGGGGGCGCGGCCCCGGGGGTCCCCACAGTCCGAGAGTTGGCTTTCGTCCGCGAGCTCGCGTGGCTGATTTGGCTCGGGTGAGTAAATGATTTTGAATTCGGGTAGAATTTCCGCGCTAAAGTTGTCTACTTCTATGTACGAGGAAGATTTGACCGTGTATTCACCGGTGGCGATGCCTTTGAGGTACTTGTCTTCCATCTGGTCGGCGAAGACGGTGGTCTTGTTGTCCAGCTTGGTGGCGAAGGAGCCGTAGAGGGCATTGGAGAGGAGCTTGGCAATGCTGCGGATGGTCTGGTTCTTGTCCCGGTCCGCCTGTTCCTTGGCGCGGATGTTGAGCTGGACATACTCGCGGGCCACGCAGCGCCACTCGGGGAACACGGTGGTGCGCTCATCGGGGAGCAGGGTGACGCGCCAGCCGCGATTATGCAGGGTGATGACGTCGATGGAGGTGACAATCTCCCCACGCAGGCGCTCGTTGGTCCAAGCCAGACGCCCACCTTTGCGAGAGCAGAAAGGGGGGAGGACATCCAGGTAGTCTTCGGGGGGCGGGTCGGCATCGATGGTAAAGATGCCGGGTAGGAGGGTGGTGTTAAAGTAGGAGATGGCGGCGGGGTCTTGCAAGCGCTGCTCCCAGGCGCGCATGGCGAGGGCCCGATCGAAGGGGTGCAGGGGGCGCCCGGCGGGGAAGGGGTGGGTGAGGGCGCTGGCATACATGCCACAGATGTCGTAGACGTAGATGGGTTCCTCCAGGACCCCCAGGTAAGAGGGGTAACAGCGCCCCCCGCGGATGCTGGCGCGCACGTAGTCGTAGAGCTCCATGGAGGGTGCGAGCAGGACGCTGCCGAGGTTGGCGCGGTTGGGTCGCTCGGCCCGGTAGACCACCTGGCGGAAGATGGCGTGGGAGTTGGAGGAGATGGTGGGGCGTTGGAAGATGTTGAAGCGAGCCTGGGGCAGGCCGACGGACTCGGCGACGAAGGTGCGGTAGGAGTCTTGCAACTTCTGGACGAGTTGGGCGGTGACGACCACGTCCAGGGCGCAGTACTCGAGGGTGTGTTGCACGATGTCGTACTCAGTCTCGCCTTTTTTCTTCCAGATCTCCTTGTTGAAGGAATACTCCTGCTCATCTTTCCAATAGTGCGGAGCCGGGAACCCGTCTCCATCTTTCAGGTAAGAGCCAAACATGTAAAACTGGTTGACGGCCTGGTAGGGACAGCAGCCCTTCTCGACCTGCAGGGAGTAGGCCTGCGCGGCGTTGCGCAGGGAGGTGTGCGTGAGGGCGAAGGTGTCGCGCACCAGAAACTTGACGTATTGGAACTTGAAGTCGCTGGTCTCGCAGGCGCCCCTTTCCCAGAGCTCAAAATCCCCCGGCACGCGCTTGCGGTAGTCGGGGTTGGGTAGGGAGAAGGTGATGTCATTGAAGAGGATCTTGCCGTTGCGCGGCATGAAGTTGCGGGAGATGCGGAAGCAAGAGGGGATGTCGGTGCGGTTGCTGATGACCTGGGCGGCCAGCACGATCTCGTCGAAGCCGTTGATGTTGTGGCCCACGACGTAGACCTCGATGAAGCGGGGCTGACCGCGGAGACGCAGAGCTTCCATCTGTTGGGGACTGAGCTCCTCGGGCGAGCGGATGGCATTGAGCTGGCAGAACTCGGCCAGTTGGGGGTTCTGCTTGGTGACAAAGTTGAGGAGGAGACGCGCGGTGCGTTTTTGCAAAGAGTGGCGGAAGGTCTTAAACTTGCTGCCGATGCTGCTCTTCTGGGGGTTGAGGTAGTAGAAGGTGTGCTCGGCCCCGTCCCAGACCTGCCACTCCTGACGGTGGGCGAGCTCCTCGGCGAGGCGCACGAGCTCCTCGGTGCCCGAGAAGTGCATGACCAGCATGAAGGGCACGAGTTGCTTGCCGTGCTGCCCGTGCCAGGTGTAGGTCTCGACATCGTAGGTGATGAAGAGGCGTTCGGTGGCGGGGTTGGATCCGATGGGGAAGAAGGAGATGGGCTCCCACCAGGCGGCGGAGCGGGTCTGGATCTGGTGAAAGTAGAAGTCGCGACGACGCACGTTGCAGGTGTGGGCGGCCTTGTAGAAAGAGCCGCAGTGGTCGCACTTGGTGACGCGGTGGATCTCCTTGATGAGGCCGACGACGGGCTTACCGTTGCTGTTTTTGACCAGGAAGCGGATCGGGAAGGGTAGCGAGGATTCGGGGTAAGAGACGGAGGTGACTTGAAAGAAGCCTCGAGCGTGAGTATAGATGTCCCCCTGCGGCGGTTGGATGTTCTCCAAGGTGGTGAGGAGCCGGTCTCGTCGGAGCGCCTCGGGACGCAGCAAGTCTTCGGGCGGATCGGAGCAGAGATGCACGAGGAAGAGGTTGCGCAGCCCCTTGACGGGGTCGAGCGCGTAGCTGACTTCCAAGGCCTCGCCCTCGGCGTTGGTGCCGTAGACTCGCTGCGTGTGTCGGCGGTTGACGATGGTCCCCTTCAGTGGGGGGCGGCCCCGACGGGGGGCAGCGCCACCACCTGGTTGAGTTCCGGCAGGGGCTGGCGTTGACGTTGGAGCTGCGTGGCCAGCTGGACGACCCGGCGGTTGATGTTCTGGATCTCGCGCTTCTGGGAGAAGACCACCGGGCCGATGACGCGGAACCTGAAAGAGATTTCCACAGAATCAATCTGGGCATCGTTCATGGCGACCTGACGCAGGATCTCCTCGACGTCGCCCGAGTTGTCGTGGAAGGCGATGTCTTGCATGAAGCGCTCGGCCTCGTCCTCGTCGAGCTCGCCTTGTCCGGCGCGCTCGACGGTGGCGGCGAGGTCGCGGCTGATGCGGCGCATGAGCGCGGGGAAGGCCTGGGTGCCGTTCTCGTTCCAGACGCGGTTGTAGATGTTGCGTCCTTCGGCGTCGCGGGCCCGCATGATGACCTGCGCGAAGGGGATGTCGAGGTGTCGAGCGAAGGGCGCGTAGAGGCGCAGGTTGTGATGCAAGTAGTTGAGGGTGGTGGCGATGTGCTCGGCGACGAAAAAGTACATGACCCAGCGGCGCAGGGTGAGTTCGTTGATGTCCCCGAGGGTCTCGAGTCGGAGCATGGCCTGGTAGAAGTCGATGGCGAAGTTGAAAAAGTGGTGGTCGCGCGCGGCAACGGTGAGTTCCTCTTCCAAGAGTCGGATGGCGCCGGCCACGGCGGCGCGCACCTCCTCCTCGAAGGAGGGCGGCGGGGCGGGTGGTCCGGCTGCTTCCTCTTCCTCCTCGAAGCCCTCAGGTGCGGCGGCGAACGGTTCTTCCTCCTCCTCTTCGACGTCAGAGACGGGCGCCGGTGCGGCAACGCGGCGCCGGCGTCGACGGATGGGCAGGCGGTCGACGAAGCGTTCGATGATCTCGCCGCGGCGTCGACGCATCTCCTCGGTGACGGCGCGTCCGTTCTCGCGGGGACGCAGCTCGAAGGCCCCTCCGCGCAAGAAGCTCTCGGTGGCCTGACTGGGTAAGCTGAGGGCGGAGACCACGCATTGGAGTAGCTGACGGTTGTGATTTGTTCCCTCTCCCCGCAGGCATCGCCGTAGCGAGTCTGAATCTACCGGATCGCTGAAGCGTTCGACGAAGGCTTCGAGCCACAGAGCATTACAAGGTAAGCTGAGTTTGGTCTGTTGGTCTCGGGAGAGGAGGTAGTTAAAGTAGGCGGTCTTGAGACGCCGGATGGCGGTGAGGACGACGAGGTCCTTGCGACCGGCTCGCTGGATGCGGATGCGGTCGGCCATCCCCCAGGCGCGCTCCTGACAGCGTCCCATGTCGCGGTTCTGCTCTTGCAACATCTGCTCGACGGGCACGTTTTGGTCGGCATCCATGGAGGTGCGTCCGTAGCCTCGCAGGGGCCGGAGGAGGGCGAGGTCGGCGACGACGCGCTCGGCCAGGATGGCCTGCTGCACCTGCGCGAGCGTCTCCTCGAAGTTGTCGAGGTCGATGAAGCGGTGGTAGGTGCCGGTGTTGATGGTGTAAGAGCAGGTGGCCGTGGTACTCCAGAAGACGTAGTGCTGGCTGGCGCGCACGGTATCGTGGTAGCGGAGGCGGCTGTAGGAGCGGGTGTCGAAGATGTAATCGTTGCAGGTGCGGACGAGGTACTGGTATCCGACGAGCAGGTGAGGCGGGGGGTAGAGGTAGAGGGGCCAGTTGAGCGTGGCGGGCGAGCGGGGCGAGAGGTTGGCGAGCATGAGGCGGTGGTAGCGGTAAATGTACTTGGACATCCAAGCAAGTCCTCCGGCGGAGACGGAGGCAGGCACCCAGTCCCGGACCCGGTTCCAGAGGTTGCGCAGGGGTTGAAAGACCTCGATGGTGTAGACGGTCTGGCCGGTGAGGCGCGCGTAATCCATGGCGTTCTGCGTACGACAAGCAAAGAGACCCCCTGTCTTACCCGGCAGATGCATCCCGTGTTGCGACAGATGAAACCCGCGTCGGCTCCGAGCCCGGCGGCGACGGAGGCGGTGGGCCGCGGGCTGGCCGCGGCGGCGGCGGCGCTGCCCGAGCCGCCCGAGGAGGGGGAAGGCCTGGCCCGGGTGGTGAGCGGGGGTCCCGAGCGACACCCGCGCGTGCAGGTGAAGCGCGACGCGAGCGAGGCGTACGTGCCTCGGCAGAACGTGCTGCGCGACCACCCGGGCACGGAGGGAGAGGAGATGCGCGACCTGCGTTATCGCGCGGGGCGCCACATGCGCGTGCCCAAAAACCGGGTGCTGCGCGACGTGGACTTCGAGGCGGAGCCGCTGACGGGCATCAGCCCGGCGCGGGCCCACCTCGAGGCGGCCAACCTGGCCACGGCCTACGAGCAGACGGCGCGCGAGGAAGCCAACTTCCAAAAGACCTTCAACAATAACGTGCGCACGCTGGTGGCGCGCGAGGAGGTGACCATCGGTCTGATGCACCTGTGGGACTTTACGGAGGCGTACGTGAGCAACCCGAGCAGCAAGACGCTGACGGCGCAGCTGTTCCTGATCGCCCAGCACTCGCGCGACGAGGGGGTGTTCAAGGAGAGCCTGCTGACGTTGGCGGAGCCCGAGAGTCAGTGGCTGGTGGACCTGATTAACATCCTGCAGTCCATCATCGTGCAAGAGCGGGGGATGCGGGTGCCCGAGAAGGTGGCGGCCATCAACTACAGCCTGATCAGCCTGGCGAAGCACTACGCGCGCCAGCTGTTTAAGACGGCGTACGTGCCGCTGGACAAGGAGGTGAAGATCCAGACGTTTTACATGCGCACGGTGATCAAGCTGCTGGCGCTGAGCGACGACCTGGGCATCTACCGCAACGAGCGCATCCAGCGGGTGGTGAGCGCGTCGCGCCGCCGCGAGCTGAGCGACAGGGAGCTGATGTGGAACCTGCGGCGCACGTTGGCGTCGAGCGGGGCCGACGCGGAGCAGGCGCGCGCCTTGGAGGCGGGCGACGACCTGCGTTGGGTGCATCCGCAGCAGCAGCAGGGGCTGCGGGCGGTGCCCGAGGAGATGGAAGAGGAGTACAGCGAGGATGACGAAGAGATGGACGACTATTGATGAGTGCTCCCCCTGCTCTTCCTCCCTCACCATCAGATGACTAGCCCTAATGTGAACAAGATTAACCCGGTGGCCCTGGCCGCGGCCCAGTCCCAACCCACGGCGGATGCCGGTTGGAGCGCCGACATCCGGCGCATCTTTGATCTGACGATCAATCGCCCCGGTTTTAAGAACCAGCCGCGGGCGAATCGGTTCGACGCCATCTTGGAAGCGGTGGTGCCGAGCCGACAGGACCCCACCCACGAGAAGGTGCTGGCCGTGGTGAACGCGCTGGTGCAGGCTCACGCGGTGCGCGCCGACGAGGCGGGGCAGTTGTACAACGCGCTGTTGCATCGCGTGTCCCGCTATAACAGTATGAACGTGCAGACTAATTTGGAGCGGTTGGTGACGGACGTGAAGGATGCGCTGGGGCAGCGGGAGCGCAACATCCGCAGTAATAATCTGGGGTCGCTGGTGGCCCTGAATGGTTTTTTGGCGACCTTGCCTTCGGTGGTGGAGCGAGGGCAGGATAGTTACGTGAGTTTCGTGAGTGCCCTGAAGCTCATGGTGAGCGAGGTGCCTCAGAGCGAGGTGTATCAGAGCGGTCCGGATTTCTACTTCCAGACCACGCGGAGCGGGTCTCAGACGGTGAACCTGACCAAGGCTTTCGAGAACCTGCGCCAGCTGTGGGGCGTCAAGGCCCAGCAGGCGTCGGGCAGTGCCATCTCTAGCTTGTTGACCCCCAATACGAGGTTGCTCTTGCTGCTGATCGCCCCGTTCACGGATAGCGTAGGCATCCCGCGGGGCACTTACATCGGTCACCTGCTGACCCTGTATCGCGAGACGCTGGGCCAGACGCAGGTGGCCGAGAGCACGTACCAGGAGATCACGCAGGTGAGCCGCGCCTTTGGCGAGGAGAATGCCGACAACCTGCAGGCCACTCTGAATTTCTTGCTGACCAACCGTCAGCAGAAGCTACCTACTCACTACGTGTTGACCGAAGAAGAGGAGAGGGTGCTGCGCTACGTGCAGCAGAGCGTGGCCCTGTTCTTGATGCAAGATGGGGCGACCCCGTCTACGGCCCTGGATAGGACGGCTGCCAATTTCGAGCCGACCATGTACGCCGCTAACCGAGCTTTCATCAACCGTCTGATGGACTACTTGCATCGGGCGGCCGCCGCCAGCCCCAATTACTTTACCAACGTGATCCTGAACGCCAACTGGCAACCACCTCAGGGCTTTTTCACGGGCGACTTCGAGATGCCCGAACCCGAGGAGGAGGCTTACGCCTGGGACGATATCAACAGTTCCCTGGCTAGCATGTCGGCTCAGCGTCAGCTGCGAGATAAGATCACCGCGAGCCTGCCCTCGCTGCCGTCCTCGCGCCCCAGCACCCCCCTGTCCGCCAGCCGCCGAGGTAGCCTGAGCGACCTGGGCGCGGCCGCCCCCCGCGAGTTAGATCCGGGCTCGGCCGGCCTCAACCTGGAGCGCGAGCTGGAGAGCATGTTTCAAGACAAGGATAACAACCTGGTGGATAGCCTGACGGATAAGATGGCGCGCTGGAAAACCTACCGCAATACTCAATCCGAGCTAGAGCGGCTGAGTAACGTGAACCTGCGTCACCCCGCTTCCGGAGAGCGACGGGAAAACGCGGACGACGGTCCCCGAAGTTTGCGCGACCGCGACCTGTCGGGTCACGGCCTGCGCCGCTTCGCCCCCAGCAACCCCTTCGGCCACCTGATGCCCCAGGGTGGCCGGAGACGCTTGTAGTGATTTAGGGCTGCTAAAAAATAAAAAATCCACAGGGATGCTTACCAAAGCCATGTCGTGTTTTTATTGCAAGACGAGCCGCGATGCAGAGAAGCGTGCCGCTGTCCCCTCCTCCTCCGTACGAGAGTCCGCCTCCCAGTTACGAGAGCGTGATGCAGCCGATCCTGGAGCCTTTCGTGCCTCCGCGCTATCACGCACCGTCTGAGGGGAGAAATAGCATAAAGTACAGTCAGCTGCCCCCGTTGTACGACACGACGCGCCTGTATCTGATCGACAACAAGTCGGCGGATATCTCCACGCTGAACTACCAAAACAACCACAGTAATTACCTGACGAGCGTGGTGCAGAACAGCGACTATACGCCTCTGGAGGCGAGCACGCAGAATATACTGTTGGACGACCGTTCTCGGTGGGGCGGGGACCTGAAGACTATTTTGCATACGAACCTGGTTAACATCACGGAGTTCATGTTCAGCAATAGCTTCAGCGTGAGGGTGATGACTAAGCGGACAGATAAGGGCCCCGAGTACGATTGGTTCACCTTGCAAATCCCCGAGGGGAACTATTCCGTGCTCACCACCATCGACATGATGAATAACGCCATCATCGAGAATTACTTGCAAGTGGGGCGTCAGAACGGGGTGAGGGAGGAGGACATCGGGGTAAAGTTCGACACGCGCAACTTTCGGTTGGGCTTTGACCCCGTGGCCAACCTGGTGATGCCGGGGAAGTATACCTACGAGGGCTTTCACCCGGACATCGTGCTGCTGCCCGGTTGCGCGGTGGACTTTACTTATTCCCGCTTAAATAACCTGCTGGGCATTCGTAAGCGGTGGCCCTATCAGGAAGGGTTCATCATCAGCTACGATGACCTGCTGGGGGGCAACATTCCCGGGCTCTTGGATGTGGAGGCCTATGAGAACAGTCTGAACAACAGCAGCCCGGCCGATGAGCCGCCCCGGGGGGATACTTATGCCACCCCCACACCCGAGCCTGTGATTCAACCTCTGAAGAAAGATGCGGGTAACCGCAGCTATCACGTGGGCGAAGATCCCGAGGCTCCAAATGCCAATTTCACCGCTTACCGCAGCTGGTACCTGTCTTACAACTACGGTAACCCCGACAAGGGCGCGCGCGCCACCACCCTGCTCTGCGCCTCGGATGTAACTTGTGGGGTGGAGCAGGTGTACTGGAGCATGCCGGACCTGGCTGTGGAGCCGGTGACTTTCAAGGCCTCGCAGGACCCCAACAACTACCCGGTGGTGGGCACGGAACTGTTACCCCTGATGTCCCGAACTTTTTACAATGATCAGGCTGTGTATTCCCAGATGATTCGCGAGAGTACTAACCAGACGCACGTATTTAACCGATTCCCCAACAACCAGATTTTGGTGCGACCGCCGGCACTCACGATTACTTGCGTGAGCGAAAACGTGCCGACTCTGACAGACCACGGAGTGGTACCCCTCAAGAACAGCCTGTCCGGTGTGCAGCGCGTGACGCTGACCGACGCTCGCCGACGCGTGTGTCCCTACGTGTATAAGAGTCTGGGCGTGGTCACACCGCGAGTGCTGTCTAGCAAGACTTTTTAGCCATGTCTATCCTCATCTCACCTAGCAACAACTCCGGTTGGGGGTTGGGCGTGAGTAAGATGTACGGAGGTGCCAAGGTGCGCTCCGATAGCCACCCCGTGTTGGTGCGTCAGCATTATCGCGCTCCCTGGGGGATCCACAAGGGCCGCCGCCGCGGGGGGACCGATAGCATCAGCCGGTCGATCGAGGCCGTGGTGCGACGGGCCCGCCGATACAAGGGCCGCCGCGGTCGCCGCTCTGCCGCCTCTGACCCCGTGAGCGCCACCATCGAAAGCGTGGTGCGTAGCGCGCGTCGTTACAAGGGACGCAAAGGGAGGCGCGTGGTCGCTTCCCCAGATACTTATTCCGACGCCATCGAGAGCGTGGTGTCCGCCGCCCGGAACTACCAGCCGGCGGCCACGCCCATGGATACGGTGTCCGACGCCATCGAAAGCGTGGTGTCGGCAGCCCGGGGTTACAAGCGTAAGCGCGACCCGGTGGCCGCCTCCATCGAGCGGGTGGTCAAGAGAGCGCGGCGCTACCGCGACCCGGTGAGTCGGACGATCGATCGGGTGGTCCGACGCGCCGGCCGTTACCGCGACCCCGTGAGCCGCACCATCGATAACGTGGTGCGCAAGGCGCGGCTGTACCGCCCGCGGCGCGGAGCCCTGCCCGGAGTGAGGGTGCTGAGGCGGACCATCAAGCAAGCGGCACGACGATCCCGTCTGAGGGCGAGGGCCGCGGCACGCCTGGCGGCGCGAAGAGGCCGACGTGGCAATGTGTATCTGGTGCGAGATGCAAGTGGAAACCGTGTACCCGTGCGCGTTAGACCTCCCCGTCAATAAAGCTTCCCGTTTTTGAACACTGCACAGCGCGCGTCCGAATCCTTCTTCGCCGCCGTCATCATGGTTTCTCGAAAGATAAAAGAAGAGATGCTGGCCGTGGTGGAGCCCGAGTTTTACCCCGATCTTAAACGCAAGCGGGCCGTAAAGCGGGAGTTTAAGGAGGAGCCCGACGTGGTTTACATTAAGAGCGAGGGTGGTGACGTGAAACCCTTCGTGAAACGCGAGATCAAAAAGGGGCGCGTGAAAAAGGCTAAAAAGGATGAGGATTGGGGAGACGATGTAAAATTCGAGGGTCAGGTGATGAGCAAGCGGCGACCTTATCAGTGGAAGGGGCGCAGGGTAAAAAAGATCCTCCGCCCCGGGGTGCCGGTGGTCTTCACCCCCGGCCAGCGCAGCGGGGTGGCTCTGAAGCGCAGCAACGAGGAGTTGTTTGCCGATGAGGATATCCTGGAGCAGGCCGAAAAGCTGGAGGGCGAATTCGCCTACGGCAAGCATCTGCGGATGTCCTATGACGAGAAACCGGCTTACGTGCCGCTTTCGGTGGGAAACCCCACTCCCAGCTTGAAGCCGGTGACGGAGCAGAAGGTGGTGAAGATAGCTAAGAAACGCGGGCGCAATGAATTCGATGAGCTGCAGCCGACGGTGCAGATCATGGAAGGCAAGCGCCGCCGCCCCAACGAACCCGAAGTGGGTTTCAGCGAGGTGCAGGATGTCAAAGTCAGGCCCATCAAACAAGTGGCCGATACGGTGGCGGTGGCGACGGTCGATGTGGAGATGCCTCAGGCCGCGGCCGCTCAGATGATCGAAGCCATGGAGGCGCAACCCTCGACCAGCCGGGCCGCTAGTGCGGCCGCGCCCCTACCTACCATCACTCCTATGGAAACTCAGAGCGGCACGGTGCGCGCCATGGCCGTTCCCAAACGCAAACACAAGAACCGCTACCCCGTGAGCAAAAATTACGGGAAGGCGAACAGTATCATGCCGCAGGTGGTCTACCATCCCAGTATTCGCCAAGGCCCATCGGTTGCGACGGTCACAGCCCGGCGGCGGCGTGGTACCTCCACCCGTCGCAAGAGTACTACCCGGCGTCGCCGCGGTGCTAGTGGACGCACCCGCGCGGCGGTGCGCACGCAGGCCGGTAGAGAATACTATCCTTCTAGCTCAGGGCGACGCTATACCCGACGGGGGCTGCGTCTGCCCATGGTGCGCTACCACCCGAGCATTGCCCACACCAGCCAGTCCCGGGGCGTGATGCCTACCGTGCGCTATCATCCTTCCATTACACTGTAAGTAACCGCTTGTGTAATCCCCGTCGGGCCCTTCGTCTACAGCTCTTTTCCGCGCGAAGACCCACCAAGCATCAACAAAAGTGATGGCTAAACGAATGGTGTGCCGCGTCCGCGTTCCCATCCGCACCGCCAGCGTGCGTCGCCGCCGCCGCGTGCGCAGGCGACGAGCCGGAACGATAGCCTCTTGCTATAGCGCCTGTCAGAGGCGGTTCGGCGTGACAGGCAAGCGCAGTCGCCGTGGGCGACGGCGTCGCGGGCGAAGAATCCGCGGAGGCTTTTTGCCGGCCCTGGTGCCCATCATCGCGGCGGCCATCGGAGCCATCCCCGGTATCGCGGGTGTAGCCATCCAGGCTTCTCAGAGACATTAAAGTTGTTGTGTGTGAGCCCAAATTGATGAAGTCGGTGCTTCCTTTCCTTTTCGCCGCCAGCAACTCCCGATCACCACCACCACCATGGACGCAGTCACATTTACCTCCCTGGCTCCGCGGATCGGCTCCCGCCCGATGATGAGCGGGTGGTCAGAGATTGGCACGAGCGCCATGAGCGGCGGCGCGTTTAGCTGGGGCAGTGTGTGGAGCGGGCTGAAGAATTTTGGCAGCAATGTCAAAAACTATGGCTCCAAAATTTGGAACAGCAGCACCGGCAAACAGCTGAGGGATAAGCTGAAGGAAACTAAGTTTCAGGAGAAGGTGGTAGACGGTCTGGCTACCGGGATCCACGGTGCCATCGACATCGCGCGCCAGAAGCTCGATAAAGAGCTGGAGCAGCGCTTGGATCGCCCGATCCAGGTGGAGGTAGAAGACATTCAAGGCCCACCAGATGGCGAGGCTGGTTTGCTAACTGAGAAGGAAAAGGAAGAGCTGGTGGCGGCTTCTAAAAAGCCGGTGATAGTGGAATCACCCATCAAGAAGCGCCCTCGAGATGAAGATCTGGTGATGACTTTGGATGAGCCGCCCTCCTACGATGAGATCTTTGGTAACAAAGCCGGCAACGCTACCACCTACCCCATGACGCGCCCGGTTCACCCGTTGGCGCGCCCCGTGCTGCCGGCCGTGGATCCACCGGCTTACGAAGCGCCCACTCCCGCCCCGGCTCCGGTCGTCCCCGCCGTGGCGCAGCCGTCTCGCCCTCGACCATCTCGAGGCAACTGGCAGAACACCCTGAGTAGCATCACGGGCTTGGGAGTTCGCGCGATTAAACGCAGACGTTGTTGGTATTAAGAGTCATCATGGTGTGTGCTCCTCGTTTCTTTCTGTTCTCGTAGCCGAAGATGGCCACCCCTTCGATGCTGCCGCAATGGTCCTACATGCACATCGCCGGTCAGGATGCGTCAGAGTACCTGTCGCCCGGCTTGGTGCAGTTCGCCCGGGCCACGGAAACGTACTTTGCCCTGGGCAACAAGTTTAGGAACCCCACGGTGGCTCCCACTCACGATGTGACCACAGAACGTTCTCAGCGACTGCAGTTGCGCTTCGTGCCCATCAACCAGGAGGACACGCAGTACACTTACAAGACCCGCTTTCAGCTGGCCGTGGGTGACAACCGGGTGCTGGACATGGCCAGCACCTACTTTGACATACGCGGAGTGCTGGACCGCGGCCCCAGCTTCAAACCCTACAGCGGCACGGCTTACAACTGCATGGCTCCGAAAAGTACCCCTAATAACACCTTTTATAATTCAGAAGACAAAATAGGGGTAGTTGCTCAAGCATCCTACCCAGGAAAAGTTACAGTTAATAATGGAGAAGTTACGTTAGAAACTATAGATGACAAAGTTGCAGATCCAACATATCAACCAAATCCACAAATTGGAAATGACATTTGGGCAGCTGGCTTTGCTGGTTTATTGGAACCCCTAACTGGCGCAGGCAGAGCTTTGAAAGCAGATGTGGCTGACTTGCCATGTTATGGCTCTTATGCTCCACCCACAAATATAAACGGTGGCCAGGCGACCAGCCAAGTAGAGGTTAAAGCTTTCCTAAAAGGCCAAACACCTGGTAATCCCACAATTCTGATGTATTCAGAAGATGTTAATCTTCAAGCGCCAGATACTCATATTACGTTTGAAACTCATCCAAATGATGAAGATAAAATATACAGCTTAACTCAAACAGCTGGTCCAAATCGACCAAACTACATTGGCTTCAGAGACAATTTTATTGGTCTAATGTATTACAACAGCAATGGTAATTTGGGGGTGCTTGCTGGTCAGTCTTCACAGTTGAATGCTGTTGTGGATTTGCAAGACAGAAACACCGAACTGTCATATCAATTAATGCTTGACAGTTTAACTGACAGATCTAGGTATTTTAGTGTCTGGAATCAAGCAGTTGACAGTTATGACATTGATGTCAGAGTGATTGAAAACAATGGTGTTGAAGATGAAATGCCGAATTACTGCTTTCCAATTTCGGGATTCAGCACTCCAAGTAGTAAAATCAATGCCGTAAAGTATGATACAGGGACTAATGCATGGGTTACAGATACTAGCTTTGTCCAAAGTCCATTTATTGATCTTGGAAATCTAGATGCAATGGAAATTAATCTAACAGCTAATCTGTGGCGAAGCTTTTTGTATTCAAATGTTGCTCTGTATTTGCCAGATAAGTACAAATTCACTCCTCAAAACATCACGCTGCCTACCAATACTAATACGTATGGATATATGAATGGACGTATTCCATACAATGGCTTGGTGGACACTTACGTAAATATTGGAGCCAGGTGGTCTTTGGATGTCATGGATAATGTTAATCCATTCAACCACCACCGCAACGCCGGGCTTCGCTACAGGTCTCAGCTGTTGGGTAATGGCAGATATTGTGAGTTCCACATTCAGGTGCCGCAGAAGTTCTTTGCAATCAAGAATCTGCTGCTTTTGCCTGGAACCTATACTTACGAGTGGTCTTTCAGAAAGGATGTGAACATGATCCTGCAAAGTTCTCTGGGAAATGACCTGCGTGTCGATGGGGCTAATATCATCATTAAGAGTGTGAACTTGTATGCCAGCTTCTTTCCCATGTCCCACAACACCGCTTCTACCCTGGAAGCCATGCTGCGTAACGATACCAATGATCAGTCTTTCACCGACTACCTCAGCGCTGCCAACATGCTGTTCCCCATCCCTGCCAATGCTACTCAGGTTCCCATTTCAATCCCTGCACGGAACTGGGCCGCCTTTAGAGGTTGGAGCTTTACCCGCCTGAAGCAGCACGAGACCCCGGCTTTGGGATCACCCTTTGATCCCTACTTCACCTATTCCGGATCAATTCCTTATCTGGATGGAACTTTCTACCTAAATCATACTTTTAGGAGAGTTTCCATTCAGTTTGATTCATCTGTGAGCTGGCCGGGTAATGATAGGCTGTTGAGCCCCAACGAGTTTGAGATCAAGCGTGCAGTGGACGGTGAAGGTTACAGCATCGCTCAAAGTAATATGACCAAAGACTGGTTCCTGATCCAGATGCTGGCCCACTACAACATCGGCTATCAGGGTTACCATCTGCCGGATGCTTACAAAGACAGATTCTACTCTTTCCTGCACAATTTTGTACCTATGACACGCCAGGTAATTGATGAAAATAACGTCACCAATTACCAAGCTGTAAACATTTTGAACCAATTTAACAACAGCGGGTTCGTTGGATTTATGAATCCAGTGGCCACCCGCGAGGGACACCCCTATCCGGCTAACTGGCCCTACCCGCTCATCGGACCCAATGCCTACGCCACCGTCACCCAGCGCAAGTTCCTCTGCGATCGGGTGCTCTGGCGCATACCCTTCTCCTCCAACTTCATGTCCATGGGCACGCTCACCGACCTGGGCCAGAACCTGCTGTACGCTAATGCCGCACACGCGCTCGACATGATCTTCGAAGTCGACCCCATTGACGAGCCCACCCTGCTCTATGTTCTCTTCGAAGTCTTTGACGTCTGCCGCGTGCACCAGCCTCACCGGGGCGTTATCGAAACCGTCTACCTCCGAACCCCCTTCAGCGCGGGTAACGCCACCACATAAGCAGGATGGGCTCCAGCGAGGTCGAGCTTAAGCGCATCGTCGCCGACCTGGGCGTCGGAGGCATGTTCCTCGGCACCTTCGACAAGCGCTTCCCCGGCTTCGTCTCGCCCCACAAACCGGCCTGTGCCATCGTGAACACGGCCGCGCGCGAGACCGGAGGCGTGCACTGGCTCGCCCTCGCCTGGCACCCCCCCTCCCGGACTTTTTATCTCTTCGACCCATTCGGCTTCTCCGACTCCAAACTCAAACAGATGTATCAGTTTGAGTACGAGGGACTCCTCAAGCGCAGTGCCCTGCAGTCCACCCCCGATCGCTGCCTCAACCTCGTCACCAGCACCCAGTCCGTGCAGGGACCCAACAGCGCCGCCTGCGGTCTCTTTTGCTGCATGTTTCTCCACGCCTTTGCCAAGTGGCCCAACACCCCCATGGATCACAACCCCACCATGGACCTCATCCACGGCGTGGCCAACTCGCAGCTCATGAGTCCCGGGGCGCAGCGCACCTTCTACCAGAACCAACAGGCCCTCTACCGCTTCCTTCAGACCCACTCCCCCTATTTTCGTGCCCACCGCGCGCAGATCGAGCGCGATACCCACTTTGATAAGGCGCGAGAAATGTCATGAAACCACACCGTGTTGCATGTCAATCAATAAAAGTGCTTTTATTTAAAAGCTTAAAACAGACACTCGTCGGCGTCGTCACTCGCGTGCGTCATGGGCAGCAGGGTGTTTTGGTACTGGTACTCGGGGGACCAGCGGAACTCGGGGATGCAGACCGGGGCCTGCTTCTCCATGCAGCTCTGCCACATCTGCTTTGCCAGTTGCAGCGCCGTCATCACGTCGGGGGCGCTCAGCTTGAAGTCGCAGTTCTTCTGCGCGCTCGCCTTGCTGTTGCGGTACACGGGGTTGCAGCACTGGAAAACCAAGATGTTAGGATGCTCCAGCGTCGCCAGCAGCTTCGGGTCTTGCACCAGGGTACGATCCACGTTTGCCGCCGAGCTCAGCGCGAACGGGGTCATCTTACACACCTGGCGACCCAGCAGGGGCATCACCGCCTGACCCCAGTTGCAATCGCACTTGATGGGCATCAGCAGCTTGCGTCCGGCACCGGGCATCTTGGGATAGCACGCCTGCTGCAGAGCCATGATCTGCTTGAAGGCGTCTTCGGCCTTGGGGCCCTCGCTGTAGAACATACCGCAGGATTGGCTGGTGAACAGCCCGCTCGCCGCCGAGGCGTCTTGCAGGCAGCAGCGCGCCTCCTCGTTCTTCAGCTGGACCACGTTGCGACCCCAGCGGTTCGTGGTGATTTTGGTCTTGGTGGGCTGCTCTTTCAGAGCGCGCTGCCCGTTCTCGCTGTTCACATCCATCTCGATCACGTGATCCTTGTTCAGCATGCCCACACCGTGCAGGCAGCGGAGCCCTTGACCGTCGGTACAGCCGTGCTCCCAGATCGCACAGCCGGTGATATTCACATTAGAGCTCAGCCCGCTGCTGCGCATGATAAAGTCCAGCAGGAAGCGCGCCATCAGGGTCTGCAGAGATTTCTGAGTCGAGAAGGTCAGATTGGTGCAGATCTTCTTCTCCTGAATCCAAGCGTGGGCCGCCTTGCGCAGGCACTCCAGGGTGCCCGCGTCGGGCAGCAGGGTCAGCTCCTTCACGTCCACCTTCAGGGGGACGCAGAGATTCACAGCCAGATCCATAGCTTGTTGCCACATCTGCTCCTGGGCGTCCAGGGCTTGAGGTGGGGGCGGCACTGCCGCTTCCATGTTAATTCTCTTAGCTTTGGGTTCGCCGCTTCGGCCCGGTGACGGTGTGCGCGGTGGCAACGGTGGACCCGTTTCCACGGGGGACCCGGTGCGCTTGCGGCCTATCTTGTGCTTGACGGTACCGTCGGGACGGTGGACGATCTTCACCGGCGGGTTGGAGAACCCGATGATGCCGACGCCGTTGTCCGGTTCCCCGTCGCTGTCGTCGGAGAACTCCCAGCGGACGTTCTCCGAGTACTGGGGTCGAGGGGCGCTTCCGGCGTCCGGCAGGTGCAGCTTCAGATCGGTGGGTCTTTTGGCTTTCGACGGACCCGCCGGTGGGGGGCTGCGCCCGCGGGCCGCCCCCGTCTCCACCTCGTCGACCACCAGCTCCTCGTTTTCGCTTTCGCTGCTGCTCAGCTCCCGCTTCGGGGTCAGAGTTTGCTTGCGGCGCTGCTTCAGCGGTGCCGGGGTGCGTCCCCGCTTTTTTGGCGGCAGAGGGATCTCCACGTCGCTGTCGCTGCCGTCGCTGCTGAGCTGCGGCACGCCGGCGTCGATGGACCTGGCATTGGGGTACTGGCTGCTCATCTTTCTCTCCTAGATGGCAGAGGAGTACAACAAGCAAGAGTCAGTGGTGGCGCTCGAGCAGCAGCAGGACCAGGAGGAGGAGACGCAGCAGCAGCAGGTGCAACAGCTGGCGGAGGAGGTGGCGGAGGCGGTGCTCGCCGATGATGACGTCATCAAGACGACCACCCCGACCCCGCCCCCCACGCCGGAGCCCCCCAGCGAGGCCGAGCGCGAGCTCGCCCTCGAGTTGCAAGTCGACCCGGACCGAGCCTATCTCAGCGAGGACGTCCTGCTCAAGCACCTGCGGCGCCAGGCGCGCATCGTCTCCCTGGCTTTAGAAGCCCGCGCCAGCACCCCGCTTTCCTCCGGCGACCTCACGCTGGCCTACGAACGGCGCCTCTTCTCGCCACCCACGCCGCCCCTGCGGCAGGAGAACGGCACTTGCGCGCCGGACCCCCACATCAACTTCTACCCGGCTTTCATGGTGCCCGAGGTGCTCGCCACCTACCACCTCTTCTTTTTCAACCACAAAATCCCCGTCTCGTGCCGCGCCAACCGCACCCGCGCCGACTCCCTACTCGCCCTCCGCGAGGGGGCGCACTTACCGGAGTTTCCGGCGATGTCAGAGGTCAGCAAGATCTTTGAGGGTCTGGGCGACGAAGAGATCGCGGCCGAGGTCAAGTCCCTGCAAGAGAGTCACAGCGCTTTAGTGGAACTGAGCGGAGACAACCCGCGCCTGGCGGTGGTCAAGCGCACCGTCTCCCTTTCCCACTTCGCCTACCCGGCCATCACGCTCCCACCCAAAGTCATGGACTGCGTGATGGAGCAGCTCATCATGAAAAAGCAAAAGCCTCAGGAGGACGACGCCGCGCCCCCCGAGGACGAAGACCTGGCCGTCGTCTCCAACGACGAGCTGGCTGGCTGGCTCAAACTCGCCCCGGGGCCGGAGGTGCCCGCCCTGCTGGAGGAACGGCGCAAGACCCTCATGGCCGTCACCTTGGTAAGCGTGCACCTGGAATGCATGCGCCGCTTCTTCACTGAACCTCAGATCATCCGCAAGCTCGGCGAGAGCCTGCACTACCTTTTCCGCCACGGCTACATTAAACAAGCCTGCAAGATCTCCAACGTCGAGCTCACCAGCCTCGTCTCCTACCTGGGGATCTTGCACGAGAACCGCTTGGGTCAGAACGTGCTGCACAACACCCTGGAGGGAGAGGCGCGCCGCGACTACGTGCGCGATACCATCTACCTTTTCCTGCTCTACACCTGGCAGACCGCCATGGGTATCTGGCAACAGTGTCTGGAAAATACCAATCTCAAAGAGTTGGAAAAGCTGCTGCGTCGTGAGCGTCGGGCCCTGTGGACCGGCTTCGACGAGCGCACCATTACCCAGGACCTGGCTGACATCATCTTCCCCCAGCAATTGTTGGCCACTTTGCAAAACGGCCTGCCCGACTTTGTCAGTCAGAGTATGATGCAAAACTTCCGCACCTTTGTGCTGGAGCGCTCGGGCCTGTTGCCCGCCGTCTGCAACGCCCTGCCCTCGGACTTTGTCCCCATCGCCTACCGCGAGTGCCCCCCACCCCTCTGGGGCTACACCTATCTGCTCCAACTGGCCAACTACCTCATGTACCACAACGACGTGGCCGAGGACGTCAGCGGCGAGGGCGCCCTGCTCGAGTGCTACTGCCGCTGTAACCTGTGCACCCCCCACCGCAGCCTCGCCGTGAACACCGCGCTGCTGAACGAGACGCAGAGTATCGGTACCTTCGAGTTGCAAGGTCCGCCCGGGGCCGACGGCACTCCGGGTCGCTCGCTGAAACTCTCGGCGGGTCTCTGGACCTCCGCCTACCTGCGCAAATTTGTACCCGAAGACTATCACGCCCACAGCCTGCGCTTCTACGAGAACCAATCCAAACCCCGTAGCCAGGAGCTCACGGCCTGCGTCATCACCCAGTCCAGCATCCTCGCCCAATTGCAAGAGATCAAGAAAGCCAGGGAGGAGTTTCTCTTGAAAAAGGGGCACGGGGTCTACCTCGACCCTCAGACCGGAGAGCAGCTCAACACGTCGGACGCCAGCGCCGACGCTAACGCGCTGACGACCGCCGGTAGCGTGCGCCGTTGCAAGACCAGCGATAATCTGCCCGCCCTGACGCAGCAGCGCCATGGTCGCCCGCAAGGGAGCCAGCAGCTACAAGGCGAAGGCCGCAGCGAAAGCCGCGGCAGCTTCCGCCGAGGCGGCAAAGGGGGACGTCGACATGCAAACGGAGCCCATCAGCAGCGAGGAGGAGGAGTACAGCGAGGAGGAGGGGAGCTATACGGACGAGGACTACAGCAGCAGCGAGGAGCTGGTAGACCTGGAGGACCTGCCCGAGGAGGTCCTGGCAAGATTGCCCCCGGAGGCGCTGGAGGCGCTGAAGTCTGTCCGGCAGACTTCGGAGGCCCCCAAAGCTGCCTCTCCGCCAGCAGCTGCCCCATCGGAGCCGCCTGCAGCGGCGGCAGCGGAGGCACCTCTTGCAAGCTCGCCGGCGCCACCGGCTCCGAAGAAAGCCAAGCGTAGGTGGGACCAGGTCCAGAAAGACGGTAAGACCACCCCCGACCACCACGACCACCCCAGCGGCCGACGCGCTTATCGCTCCTGGCGCCAGCACAAGAACGCCATCCTGGGCTGCTTGTTGGAGAGCGGCGGCAACGTCGCCTTCAGCCGACGATACATGCTCTTCCACGAAGGGGTCTTGCTGCCCAAGAATGTAATCCGCTACTATAATTCTTACTACAGATAATCCAGGCTCTCCGGTTCTGAAAAAGCCCCAAACGCGAGCGGCTACCCGGCGCGCCAACAAGCAAGCAGCTCCGGCCGCGGCCAGCCTCTTCGTCGCCGGACCCCGCGAGCCGGCCACCACCAAGGCCCTCCGGGAAAAAATCTTCCCCACTCTCTACGCGGTCTTCCAGCAGAGCCGCGGCCAAGAGCGAGACTTGAAAGTCAAGAATAGATCCCTCCGATCCCTCACGCGCAGTTGCTTGTACCACAAGAGTGAGGCTCAGCTGCAGAGGACGCTCGAAGATTCCGAGGCGCTCTTCTCCAAGTACTGCTCGCTAGCGAAGCGCTGCAGTGAAGCTCCATCTTCCCCGGCCAGTATTTAAACATGAGCAAGTCCATACCCACCCCTTACGTGTGGGGCTATCAACCCCAATTAGGTAATGCCTCGGGCGCCTCCCAAGATTACTCCACCCGCATGAATTGGCTGAGTGCCGGTCCCGGGATGATCAGCCGTGTGAACCGGATCAGGGAGGAACAGAATGATATTCTGCTCAAACAGGCCCTAATTACCGAGACACCACGCCCAGTAATGAACCCGCGGACTTGGCCCTCTGATCTCATCATCGACCCGCCCAACGCCCCGACCATAGTCCAACTCCCACGGAACGAAAGTGCTGAGCTAGCCATGACGGACTCTGGACTCCAGCTGGCGGGCGGGGGTGCGGTCATGCGGTACCGCCCTATCTCGGGCCCTATATATGGGAGCGGACTCCGAGGTGGCAGTATCCAGCTGAGCTCTCGGGAGGACCTAGTCCAATACCGACCAGCTCGCCTGCGATCCGACGGACAGTTCCAGCTAGCCGGAGGCAGTCGGGTGATCTTGCCGCAACAAGGCACCCTTCTACTGCAAGGCTCTTCTTCTCAACCTCGCTCGGGTGGCATCGGAGCTCTCCAATTCACCCAGGAGTTCGTGCCCACCGTCTACCAGAACCCCTTCTCGGGGCCGCCTGGAGTCTACCCGGACGAGTTTATTTACAACTATGACCTGGTCTCTGACTCAGTGAATGGATATTCCTGATCTGGAGGCCTTCATTCAACTTGAAAACCAGAACCTGACCAAAATCTGCTTGGACCACCTGCTCGAGTGCCAGCGCCCCCACTGCGTACTCAAGTGCGGCAGGAAACCTGCTTTCTTCTACTACCCCGAGCCCGGACCCGAGCAGCTCGACGTACCCGACTCTCTGCAGCCCGGCCACGGCCTGAAGCTCTGCTTACCACTGGTGAGTACCTGCTCAACGGTGTTCTGCAGAGCGGTGTCTGCGGAGTGCGTGGTGAGCTCTCGCTCCTGGGAACAGGCTTGGAAGGTGCAGTGCTGCTGCCAGACCCCCGCCTGCCATCCCCACCTGCTGGATTTGCTGTGTGAAAACTACAATAAAAATCACCACTGATTTTGCACCGTGAACTCGGACTGATGCCAGTTTGTTCTCGCGAGGCTTGCCTGCTCGCTACGGTGGTCTTTCTCCTGGTGGTCTTTCTCATCTACCTGTACGTGGAATTTGTAGTGCCCAAGCCGGTGGTCTACGAGAAGCCCGCTATTGGCAGCTATCATACCAGCTGGTGCCGCGATCTGAATGAGGATTAAGGAGTACCTGAGCAAGATGAAGTTGGAAGCCTGCTTTAGCTTTTTGGGACTCTTTACCCTGGGACTGATCTGTGGATACTTACAACTACCCATTCCCACCACTAACCCGCTGAAGAAAATAGCCATTAATGTCAATGGAGAGATCTGGGCTACAGAAGGCACCTCTGTCTTCTTAGCCCCACCTAAGCCCCTCTACAATGGCACTGGTGGATATTATGCCTGGCTAAAAAATGGAGTATCTGCTGGATATAGTTTTGATGGAAGGTGCTTCCTGCCGCGTTGCGCTGTGAGGAATGATGGCAGTCTGTTTCTGATGAATGTCAAAAAGGAAGATGGGGGAAAGTTTGAGGGGCAGTTTTTGGTGGATGACACGTTTCAAACAAAGGTGGAATATTTGGTGAAAATCATGAGCACTGAAGAGCTCATGTCTCATCTTGGAGGGGGGCCTCATTGGGGTCCTATGAGTCCTGAAGAAGAGTTGGCTGTGCAGCTGAAGCCCCCCACTGGGCCTAGGCAGAGGAGGGCAGCTATTGACGCTGCTGCTGACTATCAAGTGCTGGCTATTACATTTTTCTTTGGTGCTATTCTGTTTTTCTGTATGGTGATCATAGTGTGCTGCTATAGATGGAGGGTGGGTAGATTGCATCAGCTCTATGGCAGTACTGCCTTACTGATTGGAGGAGCTAAAGCTCAGACCCCCATGGCGGAGGAAACTTGGGAGGAGTGGGTGGCTGAACTTCCCTGGTGGGACTGGCTATCTATTGCTCTTGTGGCGGTGGCAGCAGTATGCACAATTATAGTAGTGGCTTATGTGCTGTGGAAATACCCACCAAGATGCAGAAGAGGCAAAAATCTCTGGATCACAACTCCCCTATTGCTACTTTGTGTGGCTGCTCCTGCCTTCACGGCTAAGACTTATCAAATTCCCGACTACTATGAGGTTGAAGAAGGAGGAGAGGTGATGTTTGATTTAGACGGTGGTAACAGGTTTCAAGAAATGAATTGGACAAAGCTGGTAGGAAGTAAAGAATATGCTGTGGCCTATGCCAATGAAACTTATGTGAGGCTTGATTTTGAGGACAGAAATGAGACTGGCATTAGCATGGCTGGCATTTATATCAATGGCAGTTTAAAAATTATGAACATCAGTAAAGAGGCAGAAGGCACATATCAGGCTAACCTCTATTTGAATGGAAGTCATAGCTACCAGATTTTCATGCTAGGAGTAGTCTACCATTTAAAAATGCCAGTCATAACTGTGGAAAGGCTAAACACCTCACAGTGCAAGCTGCTGTGTGGCTGCAGTGGAGAAAATGTCACTCTAGAAGCTATAGTAGGCAACACTACCACTAAGCTAAAATATAGCTGGCAGGTTTTAAATTCAGATGATGTGAGATTTCTGCGCTGCACTGCTAACAGAAACAACAACAAAAGGACCACACTGGTAAGTGTTCATGAGCCCTGTCGAGCTGAATACATAATCCACAAAGTGGTCTATGCAAATGATGAACTGCTGTGGATGCTGCTGTCCTTGGTGCTGATGATTTTGGCCGCCGGAATCTGGTATTGTGTGGATGGAATCAGAATGCATCTCAGAGCTAGAGATGCAATGGCTATACCCCTTTTGACTGTCATGTTGCTCACACCTGCCCAAGCGGCTTTCACTACCACAAATTTTAACCTCAGAGTTGGAGAGAATGCAACTCTGCAGCTTAATGAAACCAATGCCACTTGGATTCTGGAAACTGCTGCTCCAACTATAAATTACAGACATATTCACAATTTTTCAAATCTAAGTGATGTCTGTACTGAGGTGCAAATAAAAAACAACTCCATTCACCTGCTTGGAGTTAAGCCCACTTTGAGAACACTGACAGCCAAAGCTTCAAATTTTACACATTATTTTAATTTTAACGTGACTGATTTACAAAGGTCTTCTAATCAATCATCTAATTATTGGAGAGACTACTGGTGGGTCTACCTGGTAGCCTGCCTAGTACTCTTTCTGTTGGTGTTGATTTGTGTGATTTGTACTCACAAAATCAGAATGAGAAACAGAAATGCCTGGATGTTGGGACCTTTGGTGCTGCTTATGATTTGTGATGGAAATTTTTGCTACAGAATTCCAAAATTGGATGAGAGAAATACAATTTGTAGATTTGATGGTCTTGGATCATGGATACGGTATGAATCTGTGTCAGTTGTTATGGGAGACACTTTTACTTTAAATTTACAATGTAACAAACCATACAAACAAGTTAGATGGTATGCTAATGATGGTTCTCTAAATATGAAATTTTTAGAATATCTAAATGGTACTTTTCTTGAAGTGCCCTATGTTTTAAATGTTTTGTGTCACAGCTATGTGTACACATTAAATTCATTTTCCTGTAAAATAAAATCTGACTTAAATTCCATAGTTGTATCTGCTAGCGCTTACGACAATAAATCAGGCCTAGAAACATTTTATTTCAACTATGGAATTTCAACACCTGAACAAGTGATTTTTGCAGATGTGGGAGATACAGTAATTCTCCACTGCTTTACTGGACCATTATGGCAAAGTACTGACACGAATATGGTGATTTGGAAATTTAACGAGCAACACCTTGGTTATTATACTAATGGTGGAGTGAATTCTGAATCTTTGTCTAAATTTTATTCAATTGACAAAACGGAATTTTCATTAACTATTGAAGTTAATAAAAGTTCAATTTTTGGAAGGTATGAATGCAAGACACAAATTAAACCATCTAAAGAAAAACATGCAGAAATCAAAGAATATTTCTATAATCTCAACCCTAAAAGCCCTTTTTATACTCCACCTTCGTTTTTTGAACATGTAGGCGCTGACACTCATGAATCAGCCAAATCAAAAAATTTTCCTTGGTGGGGGGCTGCTATAATTGGGGTTTTTCTAATTGCTGCAATTCTGCTAATTGGGAACATTTTGATCAATAAAATGACAAATCGAAGTCAAAAAATTGTGTTGCTGTCTCCTTTAGTTCTAACTATTTGCATTCCAGCTGCAGATTGTGATAATCTAGTTAAAAAAATTTCAATTGAGCAAAATTTTACTGTCCTGATTGGGGATGATTTGATTTTAAATCCTCTTGAATCCTTTGAATCAATAGTGTGGGGAAAATTGCAATCAGCTGAAACTTATCGCTTTAGTAAAATTGCTACCATCACTGAAGAAGAAAGCTCAAAATATACTAATAATTTCCAGTCTCTTTCTTTTACTATTGTAGATATGTTTAGTAATGGTACAATTAAAATTCACAACATGAAACTTGAGAACAGTGGGATCTATGTTCAACAGCTTTCAAAAAATAATGGTTTTGGTTCTACATTTTATATTAATGTAACAGTAAAACCAAGACCGTACAGCTTCCCGAAAATGATTTTTATAAATGTCACAGAACAAACACCAGTTACAGTATCAACATTAAGAAACCACTGGTGGGTTATAATTATAGCCGCTCTAACCTTGCTGCTCTTTTTAGGTGTAGGCATAAAGTTTTATGTTAAAAATGATTTGGGATTGCCTCCACCGTACTATCCTCCAACAAAGAAACCTATTTACACTAATCAATTGTTGTTCACTGCATGTCTGTGCCTGCTGCTGCCCACCACCCTTTCAGATTATTGTAGTTTTTCTCAAAATCATTATTATGCTTTAAGTACTTCTAACTTTACCTTAAATAGTTCGATTCCAATTCAAAAATTAATGAAGTTTAGTTGGGGAAAAGTTACAGGGACCAGTCGGCAACAGTTAATTATGGACTTTAAACAACAACCTCATTTTTATTTACATGACAGATATCATTTTAATCAAAATGGTACTATAACAATTGCCAATATCACATCACGAGATTCTGGAACATATAAATTGAGCTGTACCACTAATGATGATGGGAAGATTACTGACAATGTTCTAATGCTTACTGTGCTTGATAAATGTTACCCCCCTAAGCTGTCCATAACTGCTGAACTATATGGAGATTTTTGCAGAGCTATTGTACAATGTAATACCACAACATCTAACTCTATTAACTTTCCTGATCCTAATCCCACTGAAGCAGAACTAAATGTAAAATCCAGAACTAATACCTATTGGATCTATCCTAACCAGACTGCTCCCTACTTTGTCAGCTGCAATTGCACTAACCCCTTCAGCTCTGCTCACTCTATTGTGGACTTAAAAAGAGAGTGTGATGAAGCCAGGCACGCATACCACCTGCTCATCCATCCACAAACCTACATCTCCATGCACCACCTTTGGTGGATATATGGACTGATGTTGTTTCTCGCTGGCCTTGCCGCAGCTGCCTGGTGGTGGTGGCACAAACACCACAAGAGACCCGACAAACCTAATGGGCTGAAGGACTCTGCAGAGGAAAAACCAGCCCTAAAAGACTTGGCAGAAATCGTCTAATCACCATGAATCTCTCCAATGCCACCCTCGAGACCCTGCAGATCCAGATTCAGCAGACTGACACCTTCGCCAACTACCTCTTCGTCTCCAACCTCCTACAATTCATCCTCTATCCCCTCGCTGCCCTGCTTGCAATCTCCATCTTCCTCTGTCAGAGATATAAACTCTGTCAAAAAATCAGAGACCTAAAGGCCTACAACCTCAGCCTCAAACTCAGGCAATCATTCAGGACTGCTATGCAGCATGCCTACTCTCCCTCCTCTCCCAAACCCCCCGACCCCATACCCCTCAACACCATTGTGTAATTGAACCCCTCAATAAAGCTTACCTCAATTGATTGAAAAGTTCACTCGTGCTCTGGTCTTCCTTGGGGTAGGCCTCGATCCAACTCCCGTTCTCCCAGCTGCAGAATCTCAGCTCATGCTGACGAGCAAACAGACAGAACTTTTTAAAACTCAGACCCTCAAAGTCTCCCACTTCCTCCCCACATTTGATCTTCATCTCCTTTCTTCCCGCAGCCAACACCACAATGAAACGAGCTGCCAGCTTCAACCCAGTTTATCCCTTCGAAGAACAGACTCAGCCCAACACCGCTCTGCCCCCCTTCTTCAGCTCGGATGGGTTGGAAGAGAAACCCGGGGGGACTCTGGGCCTGAAAATCACCAACCCCCTGGGCTTTGACTTGGATGGAAACCTCAAACTCAAACTGGGAGAGGGGATGAGGATTGATGTCAATGGGGCCCTGGAAAATACACAATCACTCACAGCCACCAATCCCCTAGAAATAAGCAACAATGATGTGATCTCTTTAAAATACAACTCTAGTTCTGTTTTTGTAAATGGAAGTGGAGAGTTGGATATTATTCATCAGCAGACACTCACTGCTGAAAATCCCATAGCTATTGAGGATGAAAGAATTAAACTAAAAACTGATGCCACACTATCAACAAACAGCAGTGGACAACTGCACCTCAACTTGCATGCTTCTGCTCCTATTGTTTTGCAGAACCAAAATGTTATTCAACTTAATTCAGACACCAACGGTTTAAAAGTTGAAAGTAATCAACTAAAACTCAACATTGCTGGTTCAAGTTTATTTTTTAATCAGCTAAATGAATTAGCAGTAAGATATGACACACTATGGACAGGAGCTGGAGAAGAAAACAACACTGCTTTAAAGTCTGGCTCACCAAACTCTAGAGTTGATTTAGTGTTAGCTAAGGTTGGTCCAATGGTTCATGGTATGATTCGTGTTACTTCCACTGTCTCAGCTGATAGTGTAGATTGCTATTTACATTTTAATGGCTCTGGGGTTTTACTGGCTAATGACTCCTCAGTTAAACAAATTTGGTATAAGAATGGTGCCCACAATGTAGATGCTAATGTTAATAATGTACATATGATGCCCAGTGTAACCTATTATCCTAGACATAACAATACAGGAGTGCTTAACAACTATCGCGTTTACGATAGAATATTAATGTCAAACAACCCACCAAGTTTAGGTGGGACTCATAATAAGAATTTTGTGGTTCAGATTCAGTATAATGCTTTTTATAATTTTAACAGCAACAATCCTCCACACGGGTATTCTTTACTTTTTACTTTTAGCAACTTTGATTCCAGCTCTGGTTTTACTGGGTTAAAAACTGGATGGGGAAAATTCAGCTATCTGACTCAACAATAAAGACCAAAAGTCTGAAAATTTCAAATTCAACTCATTTTTTATTGTGGGGTAAAATCACAGCGGGGGTGGAGTGGACCCGGACCGTAATCCCCCCTCCCCCCGACCACTGCACGCAATACAGTCGGCGTGTCGAGTGGCAGGATTTATAAATATCTTCGGGGCTGATCTGCACATAAGGATCCAACCGCCTCCGGCGCCGCTGCCGACGGCTCAACTGCATGGACACGGTGTTCTCTTCCACCAGAAAATCATCAGAGGTAATAGACACAAAACCTTCACTGCTCAGGCGCAAGTGAGGCAGTCCATTTAACAGGGGAGAAGTACAAGACTGAGAAGAGAATCACACAGTTAAAACATAATCATCATGAGTAAAAGCTATGCGGTAGCGATGCAAGCGGGTAAACATTTTCTGTCTCAGGGGTTCCATAAAATTTAACTTTAAACTCTTGGGCCGGTGCACAGCTATGGCGAGGCACATCTTTTTCACAATCCTGCGCGTGCGCCTGGCACACACGCGGGCCTGTCTCTCATTCAGCCTTTTACAAGAATTACATTTTAAAACTATCCAAGTATTCAGGGTGCAATCGATCACCCTATGGGGACCTAGCCAATTAGGATTGATAAACTGCAGATCTGACTCACGGTTAAGATGTAAGTAGATCAAATGCTTCTGGTGGGCAAAGATGCTACCCACATACCTCACGGCCCGAAGCTGGTGGTAGTTGGCCACGTATCGATAGAAGGGGAACATGCCATTGTAAAATCCACCTTTCATCACTAAGCGGCAAGACCCTCGCAAAAGCTTGGCACCGGCCACACATTGTAAACTCCCGGGGTTTTCACAGTGGCAGTGGACATCCCACAGCTCCCTCCCGTGATAGCAGGAGGATTTTCTTTCATCAATACTGAGAAGAGCTGAACAATTCCTCATGAAATGACTGCGATAGAAGCGCTCACGGCGCGTCAGCAACAAGTCCCAAGGTACAGGTAATTCCAAGTAAGGCACAAAGCAGACAATGAAGCGGTTCCCCTGCACCCGGCCCACCTCGTGTTCATCATTGCCCAAGTCCAAGCAGGATTGATCAACATCAACAAGAGGATGAGCCGGGACCTGGGGTCGAGGCCCGCGTGGCGCGACGGAGTTCGCCATCCAGCATCAAATCTATCAAGTTGGTGCGCACCCGCTCGTATTTCCCGTGCAGCCAGGTGGTCTTGCGCCACAGCAAAAGCTGGTAATCGCTGCTTCGCGCGCGGGCACGGTCACGCAGGCACACCAGATCGAGCCTATGCAGAGCAGAAGTCAAGAGAGCAATCAGGCATGAAAGTTGGCGGTGAGAGGGAGACCAGGTGGAATAGAACAGCAGGGCCTGGCGGGCTTCGAACAGGGCCGTCTCCAACCAGAAACGGTAGCCATCGGCATCGGAACCGAACACCGGGGGAGGCAGCGGCAGCAGGGACATCCTACAACACAGAAGGTTTCAGCTCATTCCTCTGGGGCACACACACGGTACGCTCATACTCTTGGTATTTAGCAAACAACTGCACATTAAGCCACTCTTCCAAGCGCTGACAGATGGCCCACAGACGTTGACCGCAAGGCTCATCACCACTACCCAAGCTGTCGCTGGCCACAAAAACAAACAGTCCATATTGCAGCGGGCCGCACTTGGTTGGATTCTCCACGGCACAGGCAAACACTTTCTCATAGCCGCCCTTGCTCTCGGACTCAAAGAAGGCCCGGGTCAGGGTCTGGATGTCATGCTTGAGCTCGTCGCTGAAATCTTGATTCTCATAGATGTGGCTCACCAGGGAGATACATTTACCCAACTTAAACTGGCTCATCTTGGAAGGTGGAACGGCAGAGGTTCCGACAGCACACGCGCCACTCTCTTCGGCCACGGGATCTTGAGGTACCACGGAGACGGTCTCGAAGCCCTGCTCGCAGTGCAGTTGGTTAGTGAGCCAGTTGGTCAACTTCTCAGCGTAGTCCCTGATGTCAAAGTCAGCACCAGCTTCCACCAGCAGATCGCAGCTAAAGAAGCCCGGAGAAAGAACTGTATTTTTAAAATCAAGCACCACATTGTAATCCATGCCAAAATCATCCTGATGAAAGCCCTGAAGACAGAGGGTAGCGTCCTTCACCAGCTTAAGCATAAACTCACTGCTAAACCTGGGCTTGCAGCGGCCAAAGAGGGTCAAACGTGAGGGGGCCATCCTAAGAAAGACACAAGAACAGTCCATTAGGCAAAACGGGCACTCTCATCCAAGCAGTTCATGAGGGGCTGGCACCAGACACCGCGCACGCGGGGGTAGCTCAATTGTAATTCCTGCCTGATCCAAGAAGCCAGGCGTCGGGCAAAATTATTACACAAGATGTGAGAGTCCAGATCGGGGTTGTCAAACTCGGGACCACCAAAGGTGAAAAAATAGCAAAATTGTTTGTGATCGCGTCCGTGAGAAGGCCAAGCGGCGGTGTGATAGATCCCCAGGTTCAAGCGAGTAGCTTCCAGAGACAGGTAAGTCTGCAGCATGTCCAGAAAATCCCGAAAAAACTGAGGGTTGGGGGTAAAATCACCATCAAAGACCCCATAGATTTTAAAAACCTTGGCCAGGCGAAGAGGCGAGTGGGCAGCGCCTTCCATCCTGTCAATTAAATTCAAACTGATTAAACTGAGGCAAGCACCAGGCATACATCTGGTGCCCAAAATGCAACCTCAAAAAGGCCTTAAGATCTTCATCCAAGCGGTTGGCCAAGGTAAAGGCCCGGTTCACAAATTGGCGGTCGGGGGCGTCGAAGTCCACTCCCCCCACCGTAAAAATAAACTTGAAACGGGTGGGATCATTCAAGGGCAGGAAAAAACCCGTGACAAAAAAGGGATTCACGGAGCCCACGGTGGGAAGGTAATGTTCCAGCCATTTTTGTATCCAACCGGGAAGCTGACGCTGTAGGGGTCCGAGCTCTTCGGGATAAACATCCGCACAGGTCACGCTGAAGCATTTTCCAAAGCGCACTTGCGGGGTCATGCTACTAGACAGCAAAAAGCAGCAGAATCACGCACTCTGACAAGCATTCACCACCGGCACACATTCAACCTCTGGGCAAAAACCCTGTTCTACAAAAACAGCCTGGATATGCTGAGTGATGCTCTCGGCCAGAGCCCGGCTCTCGGGGTCTTCCACGTGGTGAGCGCCGTAGTGGCATTTACTGCCCACACACAGGTAAATCGAGCTGGTCTCGTTACCGCTGTAACGTCTAATAAAACCGCCCAAATAAACGGTGCGACAACCCAAACAGCAACAAAAATCATCCAGAGACACAAAACTGTTAAACTCGTGTCTCAGAAAATCGCCCACCGTCTGCAAGATCGTCTCCAGGTACCGCCCCTCGTAATGATAATCGCCGTAGGCGGTATCATGCACCAAAATCTCATAGGTCCAGGCGTATTCTTGAGGAGTGGGCGACATGGTCAAAAACCCACCTGACGGAGGAGCGAGCGAGCGAGTTCAATCGGCAGCGAGCGGAGAGCGAAAGCGGCGGCGGAGGAGCGCAAGCCGATGTCCGCCACCACCGCCACCGCTCACTATATACCCGCGCGAAACGGCGCCGCCCGCTCAAAGTCCGCGCGCCGTCAGCACTTCCGCTGCCCGCGCCCAAGATGGCCGCCGCGGTCTCACGGACTTTGACCCCGTTCCCACTCGACGTCATCGGTTCCCACGCGTACGTCAGCCGTTGACGCACGTCACGTATTTTAAATTTTGGCGGGAAAAAGGGGGTCATAAAACTGTCCTGTATTATATTTGATTG